GTGTAAGATGAAGAAACTTCTTGCTACTCTGGCTCTTATGGGATTGTCTGGTTCGGCTCTGGCCCTCCAGGCAACGGGTACGGCGTGGAGCGGGGCCGGTTGCGTCTCCGAAAGCTCCAACCAGCCCGGCCTCCGTTACTGCACGACCACCATCACCTCGGGAACGACCGCTACTCAGTTGGGACGCATTCTTGTAGCTCCCAACAAGCAGATCGTGATTATCGGGGGTGTGTCGGGTTCGGCGGTGGCCAATGTTGTGACGCCTACCATCAGTTACTATCTGGGACAGCGTGTTATCGCCACCCAGAATATCTCGGTGAGCACGGCGGGTAACATTGTCTATCCGATCCCGGTTCCGGCGAGTCCGTTCTATACCGCGATCAGCATCAGCCGAAGCGTGCCGAGCCTGATTTCGGCGACGAATGGTTTGGTCATCGGTATCACTGAAAACGACAAATAGGAGATAAAGATATGCCTCGTACTATTGTTGCAAATCTTTACGAAAACGTATCCGGTTCGGGTACTGGTCAACTGTCGATGTCCTCTTTCGGGACTGTCGTGGCCAACGGCGTGACTGCCGTGACGGTTGCCGATACCGGTTATACCGTGGGTGATGTTATCCTGTTCGGTAACACCAACTTCGGCGGTACGCCGGGGGAACCCTATGTGTTCTCCGGCACCACAGGCACGGGATTCCAAATCAAATCCCAAGCCTCGGACACGGGGACTTACAACTGGATTCGCTTTACTCCAGTTGCTGCCCAAACCTCGTAATACTTGGGGGGTGAAATTCCCCCCTAGGAGATTCAATGACGACTGTACGCGACCTCATTAACGATAGCCTGAAGGAAATCGGAACTTTGGCGATTGGTGAGGTCGCCTCTGCGGCGGAAGCCCAGGACTGTTTAAGGGCTTTAAACCAACTCATTCAGACCTGGCAGACCGAATCTCTAGTGGTTTATGCCAAGAATCAGCAAATATTCACTTACCCTACGACCGGACAACAATCTTACACGATCGGGCCGACCGGGGACTTCGTTACGACCCGCCCGGTGAGGATTGATGCGGCGCTTAACAGAGATTCAAACGACAACGACTATTGGTTTTACGTGGCGAGGGATTTCTCGGACTACGCCCAGTTGATTACCAAGAAAGTTTCAGCCCAGCTTCAGACAGTTTTATACTACGACCCTACTTATCCTAACGGGACGATCTATCTCTGGCCGACCCCGAGTGATTCAACTTACCGCCTTGTTCTCTGGACATGGACATCGGTGACGGAGTTCGCGACTTTAGATGATACGATTAGTCTCCCTCCTGGATATGAGCGGGCCTTAAGGACAAACCTTGCGGTGGAGATCGTCCCTCGGTATGGACGCCCCCTGAATCCGACCCTTGCTCAGATGGCCATGGATTCCAAAGCCCAGATCAAGAGAACGAACGTGACCATTCCGACGCTCAAGTTCCAAACCGGGGTCGGGAATCGCGGCAATACATTCAACTATCTGACCGGGCAGCCGACGTGAGCGAGTTAGAGGCTATTCTCTCAGATATCACCCTAAAAGACCGCTACACCGCTTTGGTGAGTAATAACCTATGGACGGGAGCAACGCGACAAAGTGACGGTCTGCCCGTAATCCAGACTCAAGGGATGGTTGTGAAAGCTTATAAACTCTCGCTTTTGTACAACAAAGGCACATGGGGGAACGAAGTGCGCACCTCGGGTCCCGTCAACAGCGTAGATCCTCAGTATCTTGAGTGGTACACCCCCGTGACGGTCTCCCCTAAAATAACCCTCACCGCCCAGGACCAAAGCGGGCCTATCATGCTTGAGCTGATGGCGCTTGCGGACAAATATGGCATTACAGTGGATGAGTTGAAGGGGGTTTAGATGGCTTTATTCCCTTTTGTTGGGCCCTCATACGTCTACCGCTCTAAAAACTTCGACGTTCAGCGGAGTGTGAATGTCTTTCCGGTTAAAAGTGAGACCGGGACTTCTAAAAATATCGGAGGGATGCAGGGAACGCCTGGTATTTCTACTTTTCTAACATTTCCCAAATTCCCCGTTAGAGGTGGGATTAACGTCAATGGACGGGTGTTCTGGGTTGCCGGGAATGGGTTTTACGAGATCTTCTCGGATTCAACTTATATCCTAAGGGGGACTTTAACAACCTCGACGGGAAATATCTCGATAGACACGAATGGCAATCAAATCTGTGTGGTAACGGATCCGGACGGGTTCATCTTCAACCTGACAACAAACGTCTTTTCCCAGATCACAGACTCTTATTACCTGGGGGCTGTCACCGTCACCTTTATTGACGGGTATTTCATGTTCAACAAACCGGATTCCCAAGTCTACTTCCTCTCCGCTCTCTATGATGGGACCACAGGAGATGTTTTGGACTTCGCCTCGGCTGAAGGTCTGCCTGACCAGTTAATAGCGATTAAAAACGTCCACCAGCAGGGATGGCTCTTCGGGGCAACGACGATTCAGGTTGTCGAGAACACTGGAGCGGCGGACTTCCCTTATCAAACGATCCACGGGTCCCTGATTCAATACGGCCTCGCCTCTCCTTATGGTGTGTGTACGACTTCAAACGTGGTTTACTGGATCGGCCAGGATAACGACGGTAATGGTGTGGTGTGGACCGCCTCGGGTTATCAACCCAGAAGGATCTCGACTCACGCGATTGAAACCTATCTTGCTCAATACTCTTCGTATATCTCAAATGCGTTGATGTACTCTTATCAGGAAGAAGGACACTGGTTTATCGTTTTGAGGGTTCCGAATATGCCCACCGCTCTTGTTTTTGATCCTGAATTGGAACAATGGCATGAGAGAGGATACTGGAGTAACGGGGCCTATTCCCTTCCCCGTCAAAACTCCCATGTTTACGCTTTCGGAAAGCATCTCTGTGGAGACTACCAGAACGGAAACCTCTATGAACAATCCATGGATATTTATGACGATGACGGGCAACCTATCCGTCGTTTAAGGACCGCACCCTACATTACCGATGATCCTCTGTATTATATCTATTTTAAACAGTTCTGGCTCGATATGCAGACGGGTGTGGGATCGGATGGGCCGCCAGTCTACGGGGGTGGGTTTGATGCAGGATTTGACTCCGGTTTTGATATTGGAAGTTCTTTGGATCCAAGTACCCATCCCCAAATCTGCCTAAGATGGACTGATGACGGTTATAATTGGTCAAGCGAATACTTCACCTCGGCAGGGAAAATAGGGGAATATAGCACTCGGGCGCTATGGAACCGTCTCGGAAGAGGGCGACAAAGGGCCTTTGAGGTTACTTATACCCCCGCAACTCCTGTATTTTGGATCGCCGCACACGTTGATGTGGAAAAGGGGACAAATTGATTGTCACCCCTCCCCCCTCGACTTCAATAAACACCGGAGGTGCGCCCGCTTCTGTGTGGTTTACATGGTTCAATACGATATACCAGACGATTAAAGGGGAGTTTTCCAATCGGGCCGGAGGACTTCAGCAGAACGTCACCTACATCCCGACAAATGCCTTAATAACGACCTATGTCCTTCCCACCGCCTTTAATGTGAATGATATTTTTATTATCGTAGGATACGGAGCGGGAGGTTGGACCATTACACAAAACGCCGGGCAGACCATTCACAGGTCAACAGGAAGCACTACGACTGGTATTGGGGGGTCCGTATCCTCCACAAGCCGTTATGACTGCATAACCCTAAGAGGAACGGTGAAAAACACCGACCTGGTACAGGAAACTCACGAAGGGAACTTAACCTACGTATGATTGATTTAATCGAACAGCGGGAGGGTTCTAAAATATCTCAATATCCTGGGGCCGTAGAATGGCTGCTAGAGAACGGCATGGCTCATGTTTCCCGTGGAACAGACAGTTACATTCTAAGTGTTTTGAGTGGAAATACAGCCCAGAGAATAGGCAGCCTAAATGCTAGTGAAGGGCTTTTGGAGCAAGATAAAAAAGCCCTGATTCAAAGAGGAATTAGATGGCTTGAAATAGATAACAAAAGACACTGGATAGGACATTGAAAAACTTTCTAAAACTCGCTTCGGGTCTTCCTACAACTCCCCTTTTGACGGGGATTTATACTCAGGATTTATGGGATAAGAACACTCTTAGGACCACCCACACCGGAACGCCTCATACTCAGGTAAACGACATTTGGCTCAGATTTAATGACCTTAAGGATGTTTCCAAGGTGCCTGACGAGCATGAAAGTATAAACTATCCAGCCTGGAATAAGCTTCCTCAAGCGCATGGGTTGATTTTTGACCTTATGAGAGTCGTGAGCGGTACTCGCTTAGGGCGCGTTATTATCACTCGTTTAGAACCCGGAAAGAAGATTGACCCCCATGAGGATGGCGGTTCACATGCCGCTTATTACTCTCGATTTCATATTATGTTAAAGAATCAGCCTGGAAGTATGTTTTACTGTGAAGATGAAGAAGTCTACATGGCCCCTGGGGATGTATGGTGGTTCGACAACTCAAAGACACATTGGGTTACAAATAATTCTTCGGATGATCGGATTACCATGATTGTAGATATCAAAACCTAATGCTCACCCCTCAAGTCGAATCTTTTACTGAACTTCAGCCCATCTTAAAGGAGGTATTTCCTCGCCACTGGGAAGAACTTGCCCTAAACAAGGATAAAGTCCCCCTAGACCCTATGTATGAGATTTATTTCGAGAGGGATAAGCGCGGAGAGGTTCTGTTAGTGACCCTTAGAGAAGAAGGTGAGATCGCGGGATATTTCATAGGGTTTATCAACCCGGGCCTACACTATAGAACTTGTTTGACCTGCATTATGGACATCTTCTATGTCAAACCTGAGCACAGGAATAAACGAGGCGGAGTTATTCTTTTTAAGGCCGTTGAGAAGGAATGTAAGAGGCGTGGGGTGCAAAGGATTTATGCAGGCTCGAAGCTACATAAAGACTCCGGAAGGTTGTTTGAAGCCTTAGGTTACAATAAGATTGAGGCATATTATTCACGTTGGATTGGAGATTAAATGGTTGCGGCAGCAGTAATTGGAAGTGCGGTAGTCGGAGCAGGAGCCGGTCTATACGGCGCGTCTCAGTCTGCTAAGGCTTCTAAGGAAGCCGCTCAAATCCAGGCCGATTCTGCCGCGCAAGCGGGACAACAACAACTAGCTATTTATCAGCAGAACCGTGCTGATACGCTACCATGGCTCCAACAAGGTCAGGCAGGCCTTACGAAACTTTCCGATCTACTGGGAACCTCAGGAAATACGGGTGCTACGGGCTACGGAAGCCTTTTGCAGCCATTTACTACCGAACAATTCCAGACCGATCCGGGGTATAACTTCGCCCTTCAACAAGGCCAACAGGCTCTTGATAGGGCCGCTTCACGGGCGGGGAGCTTCTATTCCGGGGGACAACTGAAGGCGGCTACTAGGTTTAATCAGGGCCTCGCGAATCAACAGTATGATGCCGCCTATAACCGCTATAACCAGAATCAATCGAACATTTACAATCGCCTTGCTGGGCTTTCTGGGACTGGTCAAACCGCCGCTCAACAAGTCGCTTCTCAGGGTCAGAACTACGCTAACAACATGAGCGATCTGATTACTGGCGCGGGAAATGCTCAAGCCGCTGGTACTGTAGGAGCCGCGAATGCCTGGAGTACGGGTCTTCAGGGGGTAGGAACCGCTGCAAATAGTGGAGTGCAAAACTATTTGTTGTCTAATTACCTTAACAACAAGAGTTATCTAGGATAATGGCCCCTATTGATCCTACCATTGCTCTTCAAACAAGAGCCCCTATCTTTGAACAGCCCGATATAGCTAATGCTTTAGGGAATGCAGCTAAACTTAAAGCCGCTCAATTAGATATTCTATCTAAGCAAAACGACGAGGAGTATAAACTTTTATCCTCGGCTACTCCGCAGAATTATGACCAAATAAAACAAATGGCCCTTCAGCGTTATGGCCCTGACGTAATGAAGGTTCTGCCGCCTG